CACAACAGGTGTAAAAATAACACAATCATTTAATGATATTGGGATATCAGATACTAGTGTACTCGCCAAAGTGTCTGAGAAAACTATGGGGTATCTCTTATCTTTACAGATGCTGTTAAATAGGTTTAAAAGAGATTCTGAAAAGCCTATGAGTCTTGCTCAATTCAAAGAGTATATTAATAATGTAAATAATGTAACTAACGCATTGAATCAAGCTAAAACATCTTTAGCAACTTTTATTGAAAAGGCTAACTTATTTAGAGATGTATATAAAGTTGATTTTACTGAATTAGACATTTCAGATGTTTCTAGTAAATTGCAGGATGTGTTGATAAATGCTGCTCAAACAGCTAGAGCTGAGTTAGAAGCTGCGATGAAAGAAGATGGCGGCATATTTGGAGACTCTTCTAAACAATTAATGATAACGTTAAAAGAGATGGCTAAGATTGGTCCATACTTAACATTCTTTAAGGATTTTAAGAAGAATTCAGAAGATGCTTTAACAGATGGTATCAAGACTTCTTTTGACAAGGTTAAAGCTGCATTACCAAATATTGGACTAGATTTTAGACAATTTGGAATGCTGAGTAAATCAGACCGGACTTTGTATTCTAAAGAGGCTTTAGATTCAAGTACAATATCTGCTATATTTGCCTTAAATAATTTAACTGAAGATCAAGCAAATATTATTAATGAAATTGAATCAGGCACACCATTTGATACAATGATGAAAAAGCTTCAGGCTTCTTTTGATGAAACTCAAATAAAAGCTTTTGAGAAGTTTAAAACAACGCCTATTGAAAATTTAAATACTAATTTAGTTGATCTTACAAAAGCTGTCAGAGATGATATTGCCACTCGTACAGGGGCTACTCCTGAGCCTATACCTGTTGAAACACCTAAGCCAATTGTTGTTGAACAGCCTAAGGTTGTTGTAGAAAGAGAAGCCAAAGAAAATCCATTCAAGGGGTTATTAAAAGCGCCTCCGTCTATTGAAGCGAAAAGATTTGGTTCACAATCATCTGTTGCTAATGCATTTAAAAATCCACTCAATAATTCGTTATTTAGGGACGTTACTGACAAAACTAAAAATCCAACTCAAAAAGCAGCAACAGTAATTAAAGAACAGACAGCACCTACAAAATTCAGAGCAGATGTTGAGCGTTGGAATGACGTAATAAAAGAGGCAATAAAAAGTTTCCCTAACGTAACAGCTGATATGGTTAAGGCAGTTATTGAACATGAGTCTCGTGGTGCTAATATTGGTACACAAATCAAACCACCTCCAGGTAAAACATTTACAGCATTTGGACCAGGCCAATTAACAAAAGCTACAGCAGAAACTTTAGGTGTTGATAGATTTGATCCTAAGCAAAATATTTATGGTATTGCTAAATATTTATCTATGAACCTTAAAGAGTTTGGTACACTCTATGATGCATTTAGAGCATATGCTGAAGGGCCTACAGGCGCTAAACACGGCCTAGGACACGATAAAGCTAAAGAGTTTATGATAGCTATGGCAGCAGGTAGAGCACCTGGTAGCGGTAAAGACACTGGGTTAACAGTAGATACCAGTAAATTTATGCCACAAACTGGAGAGCAGATTACGTACACTCCAGCAAAACCAGGAGAAATATCAGAAGGTGCTAAGAGAGAGCTATTTCTTACCGAGAAATTAAAAGAAGTAGATAAGCCGTTTAAGCAATATGAAGATAAGACAAGAGGCGGTCTTACATCACTTAAAGAAATGCTTTCAAAACAAATGTCAGCAGAATCTTTAGGCTTAATGAATGATTCGCAAACATTAATAGCAAAACCTATTTTTGAGGGTCTTCTTAAAGCTCAGCAAGATTATAATACAGCTATTGCAATGGGGACTGATACAACAGAAGCTCAACAGAAATTAAGCTTATTTACAGAAGCTTTAAAATCATTCAGCGATGGTGTTGTTGCTAACGCTAGAGATTTAGAATTAAGCAATATGGCAGCCTTCAATAGCGCTAATCCAACTAATATAACTAAATTTGCTGAGACGTTTGGTAAAATAAGTAGTGAAATCTCTTCATCTATGTCTGAAGCAGATAAAAAGACATATAATGCTATGCTCGTCATGAAAGCATCCGCTAACGTTGAATTGCAAGACAAGAAAAAGAATGGTGAATCAACTGTTGAGTTATCTAGAAAAATTGCTGATCTTACAGATGCTGAAGAAATGCTTAAAGAAAAGACTCTAGAAGCCGCTAATGCTGCACGAGAAGCTGGTAAAGCATTTTCAGATAGTATTACATCAACATTTAAAGATGCATTCAAAGGTTTGCTAAATCGCCAAAAAGATGAAGGCAAATCAGTGCTTGGAACATTTGCAAGTAAAATTGGCGATAATATTAAAGACCAAGTAGTTAATATGTTTACTGATTCATTTACTACTACTATTGGCCTAGGCAAGGGCGGTCCACTATCTAAAGCATTTAATAATGCAGGTAAAGGCATCTCATCTATGTTTAGCGGTATTGGTTCTGGTGTTAAAGATATCTTCACAGGTAATATGACTTGGGATAAAATGACTACTGGCATTAGTAGTTGGTGGAATGGCATGACTAGTTCTGATGAAACTGCTAATATGTCACCTGAAGAAATTCAAATGTCTGCCGCTAAAATCTTTGCTGATGCTGTTAATAAATTTGCTGGCGGTGGCGTAGGTGGGGCATTAGGTAATGCAGCGAAAGCAGCTAGTGGTGATGGTATTGGAGATATGTTATCAAGCGCATTGCCTTGGCTTGCAGGTGGCACTGGCGCAGCAGGGTTAGCGTATTTAGCGTCTAAAGGTGTTTCTTCAAACCAATTAACTGGAGCATTTGGAAAGGATAATACCACAGCTATCGGTAAAATATTTGAAAATACTCAATCTACAAATACACCTGATTCATATAGTTTTATCGACAAACTTGGCGGAAGTTTAGGGGATACTGTACGTGGTATATTTAATACTAAAACTGACTCTGAACTAGTTAGTGCTATCAAAGATAATAGTGGCAGTAAATTTATGCGTGACTGGACAGATAGCAGTTTATTATCTGGAGGTAATAAAGCATTTGCTGACGCTAATAAAGAAAGTACATCTTGGTTTGATTCTATTGGAAAATGGTTTAGTGGTTTATGGGATATGCTTCCATCTTGGGGTAGTAAAGCTACAGGCGGTAAAATAAGCGGCCCAGGTACAGGTACATCTGACTCTATACCGACTATGTTATCTAATGGTGAGTTCATTATTAATGCTAAAGACGCTAAAGAAAATATGGCGTTATTAGAATCAATTAATAATGGAAAAGTTATCAGAAGATCGGCAGGCGGTATTATCGGATCTGTAGCAGGAGTGACAGGAGCTGTTGGGAGCTTAACAGGGAGTAGCAGGCTTAGCGGTATTGGCGGCATTGTAGGTGCATTAGGTAATTTAGTAAGAGCGTTTGGCGGAGGCCCTGATGATAAGCTTTTAGCTGCAGCAGAACACTTAGAAGCGGCTGCAACAGCGTTAGAAAATGCTGTTAATTTAGGCGGTCTTGGAAAAGATGGCACACCTGGAAAAGCCTTAAATAGTGCTATGAATATGGATAGCTTAATGAGTAATGCTAAAAATTGGTCTAGTGGCGGTATGATGGATAGTATTAAGGGCTTCTTTAGTAATGGCCTGAATTCACACGGCATGGACGCACTTGGTGGTCAGTCTTTTGGTGTATTACAATCTGATGCTAATCATAATGCAGGAAGTTATGGTGTATTACAGTCAGATGCAAATTCATCTATTAATGGTGCAGATCCTGGAAATAGTTTTGGCGTGATGCAATCTGATGCTAATTCAGGAGGATTCTTTGAAGGCATAGCGGATTGGTTTAAGAATATTGATTTTTCTAGCATGTTTAACGGTTTCGCTACGGGCGGTCAGATTAGAGGTGCAGGATCAGCAACTTCAGATTCTATTCCAGCAATGTTATCTAATGGTGAATTTATTGTTAACGCTGCGGCCACCGCAAAGAACTTGCCTATGTTACATGGAATTAACAATGGCGAAGTTGAGCATCACTTCTTAGGCGCATTAGCAGGTGTTATGTCTATTGCAAGCTCAGGTATGAGCATTGGCACACAAGCTGCATCTATGGCAGACGGTGGCGGAGGTGGTGGAGGTGCGGGTGGCATTATGGGTATACTTTCAAAGATACTTGGTCCACTGTTCAAAATGATTGGACCATTAGCTAAAATATTCCCCGCAATCGGAAACTTATTCGGTGGTGGCGGTATGCTTGGAAGTCTATTTAGTAGTAGTGGAGCTAGTCCATTAGGTGCCGCAGGTGATGCATCATTAGGCAGTATGTTCTCAGGTTCAAGTCTTGGATTATCATTTGCTAAAAACGGTGGATTGTTCTTGGCAAGTGGCGGTATGGTTACAGGGCCGGGTACTAGTACATCTGACTCTATACCGGCTATGTTGTCTAGTGGTGAATATGTAATACGTGCATCAGCTGTTTCTCAGCATCGTGATTTGCTACATCAAATCAATAGTGGACAAGTGCCAACATTTGCCACAGGCGGTGTAGTAGGCGCAGCTGCTCCAGTAATGGCAACTCCAACAGCCAGTAATTTTAAATCAGTAACAACTACAGCAGGCGCTAATAAAGGTCAACAAGTAATAAATCTCAATATAACTGGAGACATCTCTAGACAAACTAAATCAGAGATTTATAAAATGATGCCTTCTATTGCAGATGGTGTTAATTCTCAAAATAAAGAAACAGGATATAAAAGATAATGATATATGGTATCTGGGACGGGACTAAAGTTATTGCTTCTTTTGTTGTACCAACGACAGTAAGAAGTAATCAACCAACGTTTTCATCAGATACCCTTTCATTAAAAAGAGTAACCTATAGACGCACAGCACAGAGATGGGAAATAGACTCGAAGCTATTTCCCCTTCATATGACCGCGCAAGACTTAATGGTTAGTTTTATAGTGAACGGGCACGGTGAAACAGTTCAAGCGGTAATGCCGCAAAATGTAGGTGCAAAAGCAGCAAAGACAATGACATTTCAAATAGGGACATCGTCAGCTGCTAGTGCATATGATTCAACAGTAACAATTGGAGCTGTAAGTAGCGGTAACGGAAAAGTAATACCTAAGGGTACATTTATTAGGTTTGCAGATCCATCACATACCAAAGTGTATATGTTAACTGCTAATGCTATTATTTCAGGCACGGCACCGACTACATTATATGTGTACCCGCAATTAAGAAAAGCTGTACCTTCGGGTACAATCATAAACTATCAAGATGATGTTATCATCAATTTAAAATATGACACAGATACAGTTATCGGAATGGTATATGAAGATGGTATACTAATGGATAACGGTGTGATTAAACTTATAGAGGCAGTATAATGATCTCATTCACCCCTAATATAACAAAAGCATTAAATAGTGATGCAATCGAGTTTTTCTCATTAGTGCGAATAGGAAGAGCCGCACATGAAGTAGATCCAATACCTATCAATTTATATGCAACTACTAGCCATTACAATGATATTCAATTATTAGTAAATGGAAGTCCTTCAAGTAAATATAACTATATTGCTGATGGTACATTATATGCAGTAGATCCTCCTCAAAACTCTTCAGTAGTTGACAGAGAGCAATATAAGATTGCATTTGCAGACCCTGACTTTTCAAAGAGAGGTGCAACAGAAGATAGCCTTGTAGGTAGAGTTGTTGAGTGTAGATTAGGCTTTGTTGATTCAGATCCTAGTTCTCCTACTCACGGTAAACCTTTCTTAAATATAGACGATACTATTGTAGTGTACAGAGGAAGAGTAGATGGCGTCTCAGCTAGCATAAAGGCGGGAGGCTTAGGTGAAAGCATATTACAAATAACAGGCTCAAGCCCAATGCGTAATTTAGACATGAAGAAGCCATTCTTCCTGAGTCGTGAAAAGACTAAACAAAGAGAACCTCTTGATACTTCGTGCGATCAAATTTATGAAGGCTCTACTGGTATAATTGTCAAGTGGGGTAGAAAATAATGGCAGCGATTACAAGCTTAGTTTTGGCAGGTATTTCCTTGATCTTATCTGTAGTTCAGATGATTATGGTTAAGAAGCCAAAAGGCCCAGATATGTCCGGAGTAGAAGCTCGTAAGGGTTACGAAATGGTTGTAGAGGGCAAACCAGATAATTTAGCGGTAGTCTACGGCAGGGCAAAAGTAGGTGGAGTCAGAACTTATCACGCTACATCTGCTGTATTTGAATATGTAGCATCTAACGCTAATAAATCATTTGTATCAGGAGTAGAGGGTAACTATTCGGGCAGTATAACAGAGAAAGAATATAGCCCAACTGCAGGTACAAACGTTACTGTACTTAAAAATTGGCAATCAACAATTAATACCCAGTTGGATGAAACTCTCCAAGGTAAGAGAAATGAATTTCTATTTTTTGAACAGGCTATTTGTGTAGGTGAAATTAATGCAATTTATGATGTAATCGTAGATGAATCTAAATATTTAACAGATCCGAGTTTAGGTACGTATGGGAAACCGCAATATAATGCTAGCTATGGAAATGAAGATTCACCTGAAGCGTATAAATGGCAAGATGTAACAAAACCTCGAGCCGCCTTTAGAATAGATCTACATTATGCTACAGATGATGTAGTGAATCCAGACGATCCCGATCTTGATAGAGTACCTATTGGCTATAATGTTGCTAACTCTATATTTACAGCTAATTTTGCTGACAGAAGAACAGCTACTTTTACAGGAATGACATATGCAGCTTGCGTAATTAGACTTGATAAAGATGACCCACAATTTACTCAAACACCTAATCTGCAATTCTTAGTAGAAGGTAGAAAAGTACGTAAAATCAGTAGCGGTGGTCAGTTATTAACAGAAAGAGTTTACACAAATAATCCAGCATATTGTTTATTAGACTATTTAATGGATGAAACTTTTGGTGGAAGTGTACCTGTAGATGAAATTGATTTAAATTCTTTTTATCAAGCCGCTCAAGTGTGTGATACTGTTGTATTTGAGAATGCAATCGCAGGTGGTCGTATTTGGAATCCCTCAGAACCCGGCTCACGTAATGGAGAAGATGGTAACGGAAAACGCAATGTACGCTTATATGAATGCAATATCTTAATTGATACTGACAAAGCACTTCGTACCAATGTTGAGGAGATATTAGCGACAATGTCTGATGCACGATTGGTCTGGTCACGCGGTCAATACAGACTATTATTGCAATACACAAATAACGCTAATGATGATTTAGCCGTTGCAGCCACTTTAACAGATGAAGATCTCGTATTAGATCAAGATGTTGAAATAACATATCCATCTGCAAGTGACAGATACAATTGTTGTACAATTAAATTTCATAATGAATCTAACGATTTCAAACAAGATGCTGTAAATTGGCCACATAAGACAACTGACAGCACACTGCGGGGTTTTGGTGGAATTAAATATCCTCTTGCAGATTTCACATGGAAAGATGAAGGCGCTGGCCGTAGGCTTTTAAATAAATATAGTGTATGGAATAGTACTACTAACCAGATTAATCAGGCAAATGATTACGGTCTTGTATACCACCTAATTGTTAATCCTCATAATGATGGCGATTATTGGAAATTAGACTGCTATGGTGATAATTCTATTGAAGTGAGAATTTATGCTGTTAATGAAGAAACTGGATTTAAAGAGATGTTGCCAGGATTCCCTAAGGTTGCAACATGGGATAATGGGGTAGGGAAAATAACTAACTTATTCTTACCCTCTTGGCATTTGTCCCAACCAAATTTAGAGCGTGTTGACAATGGCAGATATTACCGGATTGAAATAGATGGCGCCAGTATTGGTAACGAAAAAGGCGTAGCTGCTGTAATTTATAATGATACACGAGTACTTTGGTCTACACGCGAGATAGCGTATCAAGGCGTACAAAGACTTGATTATACAGATGAAATATATCAACAAATGAAGCAAGAAGATAATGGTCTTGAGTTAGAGCTAGAGACATCTTTTGCTGGAATTGTAGATTATTATCATGCCTTATCTAAAGCAGAAGAATTGGTTAAAACTAGCAGAACAGCGTACACAATTAAATTCAAGTATATTATTAGAAATAAATATTTAGAACCTGGCGATTATATCATAATAGATAGTGAGACTTTAAATATTCGTTCATTAGCCAATAATATTCCCATTGGCAACCGCCACTCGTACTTTAGGATTAATTCTGTAAAGATATCAGAGAGTAATACATGTGAAGTGGTAGCTCAAAAATTCCATTGGACGCAATTAGCGTGGACTGTTGCAGATGGTGAATACATCAGACCCACAAATAACTATTTAAAAGCCATAGCAGCGCCCAGCGATATAGCTTTATTTAGAGATGCTTACGGTCAAAATACATCAGGCACTTTAAGATGGTCGGGCGCTAATGAGCCTGATTTCCTTAGTTATATTATTTATATGTATGAAGGAGGTTCAGTAGTTGGTACAGCTACTCCAGAATTCCATGAAATTGGAAGATCAACTGTAAATGAGTTTCGACTGCCTAAGTTAAATGTTAGCAGTGCTATTTTTGCTGTAAGAACTCAGACTAGAACTGGTTTTTCTATTTACGGATATACTAGCACAACAGAAGCCGAAGTGTTCACTACGGATACGTATGGATTTCTTGGATTGATGTTCTCTAATGTTGCTAATCAACTATCTTGGACTGCTTTTAGTGTTTATAAGAATGGCACAAAGCTTATTGATATTAGCGGTGGTTCATATACAGCTACTGCAAACTATAATGATAAATTATACATTTATTTTGACACAATCGTAAGATTTTCGTATGATATTAATAGCTTCAGAAATAAACGTTTATTAGGAACTTATGTATTCGGTTCAGTAGTGCAAATGCAATTAAGTTCTGTATATGCCCCTACTTCTATAAATATTTTAGGAAGAACAGATACAACTTTTAATACAAGAGATGCTGAAATTGTATGGAGCAACAAAGCTGAAGAGCCTATTCAACCTAGCCGTTATTTAGTTCAAATTTCAAATATTGATAATGTAACTAAAAAGTCTTATACAGTAGATATGCCTTCATTTAAATTTACATATGACATGAATAAGGAACTGTTTGTAACAGCTTCCAGAATATTCAAAGTGAGAGTTTATAGTATTGATGCGTTAGGTAATATGACGCAAGGTTATATTGAGGCTACTGTTGAGAATGCTGCACCATCTGTTACACAATTCAGTGTATCACCTAGCTTCAGAACAGCATTGGCTAAGGCAACTTTGGTATCAGACAGTGATATTACAAAGTATGTATTTAAAAAATTCAGTGAAGCTAATCCCGGTGGAACGCCTGTAATTGTAGAGACACTAAACAACTATGCTAATATTGAAGCGACAGAAGGTGTTGACTATTGGTATACGGTTACTGTGCATGATGAATATGGCGCAGGTCCAGAGAGCGCTCGTGTATCAACACAATCAGTTAGTTTTTCTGGAACAATGAATACTGGTTCTATCTTTATCTATACACGTTCAGCTACTACACCATCTGTACCTGGTGTAAATGTTACATATACATTTTCTACTAAAGCTGTAACAGGGTTAAATAATAATTGGGCATTAACAGCTCCTACTGGTACTGATCAATTATACATGAGTATGGCGTCTGCATTATCTTCAGAGCCTACAGATACTATTTTACCTACAGAATGGTCTGTTCCAGTTAAATATGAAATTAATGCTGTTAATTACCGTAGTGCAATGGTATATGCGTATCAAAGGTCAGCTACAGTATTGACAACCAATCCTGGAGATGTTACATATGATTTTACTAGTAATGCTATTACTACAGCTAATCTTTCTAATGGATGGTTGAAAGCTATTCCTAGTGGTTCAGATCCGTTATATATTATAACAGCTATTGCTAATAGTCAAACCAATACAGACACCATATCTGCAAATGAATGGTCTACACCGGTAATATTGGCTAAAGATGGTGCTAAAGGTGAAAGTGGTTTAAACTCTGCTGTATTTGGCATTGATAATGCATCTTCTACGTTTAATAAAAATGCTGCAGGAGTTCTTAGTCCAGCAACTGGTATCGTATTAACTACTAGTTATCAAAACATAACTGGAACTATTACATATCAATGGCAAAAGAATAGTACAAATATTAATGGTGCTACAAGTAGTTCGTATACTGTACCTACGACCGATTATGCTAGTGTAACAACTAATGCGTATAAATGTATAATTACAGGAACTATAAATGGTACAACAAGCTCATTAACTGACACAATAACAATCCCACTATTAGTTGATGGTTCATCTTCACCTGTAGTCGTTTTGTCTAATGATAATATTACAGTACCTGCCCCTAATACTGGCTATGCCGGAATTAACTTCAGCAGTGCTGGATGTTCTGTACAAGCGTATATTGGTACTAATGCATTGACTTATAGCGCAACAGGTGGCGCAAATACATTTAAAGTAACATTGGCTACAACTGGTGTTACAGTTGCCGCTAATACAAATGCAAGCATCCCTGCTCCAACAGCTATGTCGGCTGATGTAGCATACACAGATGTCACTGTAACAATATATGATTCAAGCAATACTGCTCTGACTCCAATAGTGCAGAGAATTACGTATTCTGTAAGTAGAACAGGTAATACTGGTTCAGCTGGTGATGCTGTTGACGTCATATTCATTCGCAGTGCTTCACAACCGTTAGCTCCAACAGCGTCTACAAGTACGCCAACTAATTGGTATTCTGATGTAGCGTCTGTACCAGCTGGTGCAAATGCA